CTCTAACGCATCCCTCATCAACGAGACAATTGGCCCGTCGCTCACGTCTCCTCCTCCGTCCGTGCCGTCCCCACCGCCGTCGTCAGGGTCGCGATCAGGCCGGCCGATCGAGCACGACGAGATAGTCGCCATCTTGCTGCCGCTCGCGACCTCCCGGCAATGTGGCTGGATGCCATCGGCCATCCAGCGTGTGCGAGATGTACTGCCCCCGTGCGATCGTCTGGCCCGTGCCAAGCAGATCCAGGCGGTCGTAGGCGAACACGAAAGCCACATCCGCGACAGCGCCGCCGCCCGGACCACGGGCACCCGGTGGCAACGGCACGCTTCGGTCGCGGGCAAGGGCCTCAAGGGCAGCCCGAACGATCGCGACAAGCTGATCGTCGTCAGCAACCCTGTTGCTGACCAGCACGTTGGCCCGATGCCGATGGGCGACGCCGGTGCTGATGTCCAGCGCGTCGTGGAAGCTAACGCCGTCCATCCCCTACCCCTTCCCCAGAGTCAGTCGACCCGCTTCATTGCGTGTAAGCCAGCGACCGGGCTGATACCGCCGAGAACGCCGTCAGGATGTCAAGAGCCTGGGACGCGGACGCCGGGATGCGTGCTGCCATTACGTGACCTCCCACAGGAGCGAGAGCATCACGCCCAGCAACATCCCGAACACAATGCCGGTGCAGTAGATCACCGCAATGAAGTGGCGAAGGCGACCCTGTCGGGCGATATGGAGATAGAACTCATCCGCCGGGATACGCGCTGCCATCAGTCTCCTCCTCCGACTTCGTCAGGCCGTGGGTCTTGGACGAAGCGCAGCAGATCCATTGCGAGAACCGCTGACTCTTCGGGACTGAGTCCCGCCTCGGACAGCTCGCGGTGGAACGTCACGAACCGTTGGGCAAGGCGCCGGTCCGCCTCGTCTTCTTGGTCGCGGTCGATCATGGCCGCCATCAAGGTCGTGTCGTTGTTCATGCCGTCCCTCCTCCGACGCCACCGGCGCCGTCCATCGCGTCCATGCCGTTGAGGGCCTCAATGGCCTTGGCCGCGTCGTCCGGCACCCCGGCCTCACGCAACCCCCATGGCGACCGCAAGGTCTCGGTCTTCTGCAAGGCCGTCGCCCGGGCGTCCTGGATGTTGGCCAGGCTCAGGGGGTCGCGCCGGTCGACGCTGGCCCACTGACACCCGATCAGCGCCGCCTCGTCGAGCGTCTTCCGCTCGAACGCGTTGGCCAGTTCCGTCGTCCGGTGGGCGAACGTGACCCAGGAGCCGGTAAACAGGTCTTGTAATCGCTCGCCCCGCTGGACCAGCGCGATCTCGGCCCGCAAAAGCGCCTCGCCCGACGGCCACTCGCCCGTGATCTCGTGGACCGGGGTGCTGGTCATCCGGCAGATCGCCCGCACCTTGAGGTCGTAGGCGTCGATCAGCGGGCGAATCTCTCCGGCCGGCAACACGACGGCGCGGGCGTCGGGGTTCTCGACCGTGACCCACATGCCCGGCTCGACCTCGATGACCAGCCGGGGGTTGGGGTTGTCCGGCGTCCCCTTGGGTTGCTTGATCCCGGAGCCGAAGTACATGGGGAAGCCCGCGTGCCGGGCGGCGCCGGTCACGCTGCGCTGGATGTCGTTGATCTCGTCCTGGAGGCTCAAGACGCCGCCCGCCAGGTCGCTGACGCCGTACGGATGGTCGTCGTCGGCGTTGGCCGCGAAGTGGATAATCGGGAGATGGAGCGCTTGATCCGTGTTGGGTCGCACCCACGGGACGATCCCAGTGTCGGGCTCGCCGGGTAGTGGCGACGGCTCCCAACCCTGCCCTCGTTTCCGGTACCGCTCGATCCGGTCCGGCCACCAGACGACACGGCGCTGGACGTCCCGGTAGTGGAAGCGGCCGTCGACGTCCACGGCCTCGCTGGTCGTCCAGTCCCGGACCGCGTATTCGGGCTCGCCGTCGGCGTCGTAGGCGACCCAAGTGCCCGACGTCCCGTCCCACCACGGCTCCGGCCGCACCCGCACGGTCTGGCGCGCGTTGTCCCACCGCAGGCTGACGGCGGTGTTGCCGTCCCGGATCGCGGCGTAATGGACTTTGGTCTGGAGCGACCCGCCACCGTTGCGCGTCATCACGCCGGCGAGGTACTCGGCGACGGCTCCGGCTGACGACTTGGCCGCCTCGCTGTCGTCGACGGGCTCGACGGTGAACCGCTCGACGGCCAGGCGGTCGGACACGGCCCGGAGCACGACCTTGCAGAGGTTGTCGGCGAACGTCCGTCCGGGGTCCGAGCTGGTCAGCTTGCGGAGCACGTCCTGTTGGTTGGCCGTCAGGGTCAGGACGTGGCGACCGGCGGCGTAGTCGCGGAACGTCTTGACGACGCCCCACTCGTCGCCAGCCCCGTCACGCTCCTGCTGGATGCGCTTGTGCGTCGCCTCGGTCAGCGTGAAGGTCGTGGGTCGGCCGGGGGCCGACGTGGCGATGGGCTCGCTGCGGATGGGAGTAGTCATTGGACGCCCCGATTGGCTCGCCGGACCGGCTGGCCGACGGGTGTGACCGCTAACGCGGCTTCGAGGGCCGCACGAGCGAACACATCCCAGCGCCAGCCCCACCCACCTGTCGCGTCGTTATGTTCTGTTATATCGGAATCGCCGTACTTGTCGGCCAGCGCCTGCGCTGCCGCCTCGACCATTTCGTCTGTCACCACTCGTATGCTCATAGGGCCTCCTGTGATCGGTCGGGCCACTCAGCAATCGGTATCAGCCCGCGACGGAGAGCTTCGACCACCAGACCGGTCGTCGTGCCGGGCCATCCCGTCGCTTCTCGGATCGCCTTCAATCGCGCCTTGACCGTCGACTCAGCAATACAGAGTGTGTAGGCTGCCTCGGCTGCGTTATCGCCTCGAGCCAATCGGTCCAATGTCTCAATCTGCCGCTCCGTGAGCCTCCATCCCCGCGCTGTCCTCATGGCGCCACCTCCGCTCTGAATTGCCGCCGGAGCGTCCGACCGTCATCGTCCACCGACTCGTACGCGGCCTCGAACAGCCTCGCGTCACACGAAATCAAGCCGCCGTCCGGGCTCCGGATCACATAGTCGCCAGTGTTGGCCACGAGCATGCCCAGCGTGGTCCGCAGGATGAGGGCGCCCTGGCTGCCATCGATGCCACCGGGCGCGAACTGGATCTCGCGGTGGTTGCCCCGGACCGTCGTCATGACGCTGTCGGCGCTGCGGGCGCTCCCGTCGAACCGTTCCGCGATCACCGTCGCGGGTCGCAACCGGTAGGTGGTCATCGGTACAGCCCTCGCATGTAGCTACCGACGACGACCTCGCCGCCGTCCTCCTCGACGTTGGCAAACGCGAGCATCACGGATTCGGCCCGGTCCGGGCTCTTGACCCCCCGCTTGCGCGCCGCCTCCTTGCTCTCGATGACGATGTGACCGCGGCTGTCCTGTCGGTAGCGGATCGAAACGAGCTGGCTTACGGCGATGTCATCGGTCAGGTCCACGATGTCGCCGGCGGCGATGGCTTCCCGAAGGGCCCAGTAGAGCTGCGCCTTGAGGTTCGCGAACCGGTCGGTGTGGTCCGACGTCGGACGCTCCCCAACATTGACCTGGGTGACGGGAAATCCCTGGTCCTCGAGGTGGAGCGCGAAGTTGTAGCCGACCCCGATCGCGTCGACGTTGACGTTGACGAGCCGGTCGCGGTACGGCGCCAGGGCCGCGACGACGGCACCGCGGGGGTCGGCGCTGGCCCACACCTGGATCGAGAGGATGCGGTACGGTGCCCGACCGGCCGTCCGCAGCGTGAGAACCGTCTCGTCCTCGCCCGGGCCCGCAACGTCGACACCCGCGACGATCGGGTCGGCCAGGTACGGGATCGGGTCGACCGGGATGGCCGCCCGTTCCAGCCAGGCCAGCGAGATCAGGGCGTCCTCGCTCTGGGCCGGGAAGGCACCACGGACGCGGGAAGCGAACAACGGCGACTCCTCGCCCCACTGCTCGAGCTTCTCGCGGACCCACTGACGGGTCACGAGGTACGGACGCGGCGCGATGGCGAGTTCCTCGGCTGTGAGGGCCCGCAGTTCGTCCAGCCTCATGGGCCGGGAGAGGTCGTCGGTGAAGTTCGGGGTGGCGAGGGCGTCGATCGTAAAGGTGGTCCAGCTCGCGAGGTCGCGGGTGAACGCGTCGTAGAACGGACCCGATGAGACGACGGGGTTGCCGAGCATCAACATGCGGGCATCCCCCGCGGCCAACACGCCCTCGATCGCCTCGTAGATGTCGGCAGCGACACCGGGGGCCTCGTCGAGGATGACCAGTACACGGTCGGCGTGGAACCCTTGGAACCGCACGCCCTCATTGGTGCTCAGGCCGACCGCGTAGTTATTGGGACCAATGCGGTACTCGGTCTGAAGCAACTCGCCGCCTAACGGGAACCGGGCGCCAGCGTGAGCACGACGGACTTCGCTCCACAGGAGCCGCTCAACTTGGTGCCAGGTGGGCGCAGTCGTGATCGCGAGGCCCCGCATGACGACCGTCCACCAGAGGACGATCTCGGCGGCGGAGAACGTCTTCCCGGACCCATGGCACGACTTGACCGCGACGCGTGCCCGGGGCTGGGCCACCGCCTGCATGATCCGCTCGGGCAGTGCCCACGGGTCGTGCCCGAGGATGGTGCGACAGAACCAGACCGGGTCCTGTGCCCGGTCAACCACGCGACGTGCCTGGGGTCGGCTCAGCGTCGCGGTCGCCATTAGACGTCGTCCCCGTCGCCAGCCAAGGCGACGACATCGGCGAACGTGACGGTCCCCTTGACCTCGCGCTTCTCAGTCCACTCGCCCTTTTCCTGAGCGACCTGGCGCTTGAGGGCGGACCGCTGGTTGATCAATGTGTTGTCAATCACCCACTCGTCAACCGTCTGCTGATCGCGCCCAACCCCCACGATCTTGATGGTGCGAACCAACAGCCCCGTGTCGGCGCCAGGGATATCGGCGTCATGCTTGGCGTGGTGAGCAGCGCGTTCGGCGCGGATGCGCTCGAGAAGATCATGCTCCGCGACCATGAGATCGATGCGGTTCTGCTTGCTGGCGATACCCTCGGCTTTGAGGGCAGCCAGCGTTTCGGTGCAAATGCGATCAACGTGGGCGGCGAAGAGCGGTTGACGCTTCCACAAGGCGAGTGTTGACGGGGCGATCCCGACGTTCGTGGCAATCGTCTCATTGCTCTGCTGGTCACCAGCGACAAGCAGCGCCGCTTTCGCCCGCTTACCCGTCAGTGGGGTAAGCGGCTCAATTTTCGTCCGATTTTGTCCATTCGAGTCGCTCACGTCCCCACCGTCGTCGGTCACCGTATCACCATATGGTGATACCAGTATACCGGACGGTGCCTAGGGTGTGGATGACGTGCAGCGGGGCTAAGGGCGCAGGTCATCGGGGAGCAGGCCGGGCAGGGATCATGTTGCTTCCTCCAATTCCGGGGACGGGGCAGCGTCCGGCAACTCGTAGGTCTCTCGGATCGACTGGCTCAGTTCCGGGTGAGTCTCACGACAGACCTCGGCGTAGTAGGCGAGCGCCTTGGCGGCGTGCGGGTCCGAATCGGGTGACAGAACGAACAGTCGCCGGGCTGGGTCAAGCGGCTTCCCGTCCTTATGCGTGATGGTGTAACGTCCGTAAACCTGTCCCTCTTTCACAGCGTCCTCCATTCGTCCGGCCCGGCACCCGCGGGGTGGGCGTGGTCGTGGGTGGCGGTCATGGGGATACCCTCGTTCGCGTGAGATGCAGTGGGAAGCAGGGAAGGACGCAGATCCAGATGTCGAGGAAGTGAAGTGAGCCGTTGACGGATGCGTCTCGGCGCCAGAACACGCCAACCCAAGCATCCTCAATCTTGCGCTCAAACCGAAAGTACTAGTGCCCCCTCACGCCTTGACCTCCCCCGTGTCGCCCGTCGTCCCGGTGCGGGCGGCGAACGCCGGTACGATGGCCGACCGTTCCAGCAGCAGGACGCCGTTCTGGTCCAACACCTGATGGGTTACGAGGTCGCCCTTCACCAACGTGCGGAACGTCAGCCGGTGGCCATTGATGATCTGATGGGATTCAGCCATTCCGGGAGCGTCCGTCGCCGCCGTCTCGTCGCGCGGATCGCTCATGGGTGGAGCTCCTCTAGGACAACGCCTCGTGCCGCTCGCAGGACATCCGCCTTAGCCATCGTGACCCGTGCGAACGCCCGACGATCAACTTCCTGAGCGCCAAGGCGGATCGCCTCGGCTCGCCTCGAAGGGCGCAAGTCGAAATGCTCGGTGGGCAGCCCAGCATGCTGGATCCACGCGGACTTCATCCCGATCCGCCGGGCCATCGCCATCAGCTCGTCATGCGAGTCCGCTACCATGTGGCACCACTCCCCACTCAGCCGGCCTCGGTTCTCGTAGGTCTTGATTGCGTCGACGTAGACCCCCATCACTGCCCCTCCAGCTCGCGGGTCATCCGTCCCGCCGCGTCGTTGCTCTCACGGACATACTCACGGAGCAGGCCGAGCCAGAAGTCGTCCCACTCCGTGACGTCGATGCCTATCTCCCCAATGGGCACGGACTCTCCGCTGCGAACTGGCCGCCATCCTGTCGCGGCGAGTTCGTCCGGCAGCCCGTCAATCCGGGCGATGACGGCGAGACGATCGGGGGTCGG